AAAAAGTTCGTGCTACTATAACTTCCTTTAATCGTCGCCGCGATAAATATTGGTTTGAAAAAACAAGTCGTAAATATAAGGACGAAGAGATTGTTAATTTCTTGGTCGCAAATTTTGTAGAATCTACTAGTGTAAATCAGACATGGATTGGAGAAATTATCAGTTCTGGAGAAAGGACTTATTCCGATTGGACAAAGAGACAACAGAGTTTGACTTACTTATTCAAAGAACAAAGCAAAGAATTATTATCGAACAACAAATTAGAAAATCTATTCAATTGTTCGAAAGGACATCCAATTCTATTAAAAAAATTTCTTGGTGGAGACGTAAATCTTGAAACTTTTGTAATCTATGATAGAATATTTTCATTCAGAAAGAAGTTTGATAAGGAACTGAAAGATCCTGTATGGGAGACCGTAAGTTTAAAACTCCAAAAATATTCTCCCTTTCTAAATATAGGTGATGTGTTTAAATTTAAAAAAATTCTAAGGGACCTTGTGGATGAGTGAGTTTTTTCAGTCTGAAATCATTCGAGAAGAATTGAATGAAATTAATCAATTACAAGAAAAACTTTATGAAGATGTTTTTTCTTTTAGTGTGATGCCCCAAGAAGATAAAATTAAACATATTGAAATGCTTGAAACCTTGCTTGAAAAACAGCAAGTGATGTATACTAGATTGTGTCTCTCCGACGACCCACAAGCCATTGAGATGAAAGACAATCTACGCAAATCAGTCGCAATGATGGGTTTCCCACCAGAGACTGATTTGCAAATTTTATTCAGTAGTATGAATGCAAGGGTTAAATATCTCAAAGACTATATTGACAATTGAGGAGATCTTTGCTATAATATCCAAGTAAATCCAAAAAAATCTAAAAAAAATCCGAGGAAATCTAAATGTCTTTTGCTGATCTTAAAAAGCAATCTAAACTAGGTTCTTTGACTCAAAAACTGGTCAAGGAAGTCGAAAAAATGAATAATGCAGGTAGTTCAGGTGATGACCGCCTGTGGAAACTAGAAGTAGATAAAGGTGGTAACGGTTATGCCGTTATTCGTTTTCTTCCTGCTCCCGAAGGTGAAGACCTTCCATTTGTTAAACTCTATTCCCATGCCTTTCAAGGTCCTGGTGGATGGTATATCGAGAACTCTCTGACGACTCTGGGTCAGAAAGACCCAATGTCAGAATATAATACGATGCTGTGGAATAATGGCACCGATTCTGGTAAAGATCAGGCACGTAAACAGAAACGTAAACTGACTTATGTTGCAAACATCTATGTTGTCAAGGATCCTACTAATCCTGAGAATGAAGGTAAAGTAATGCTTTACAAATTCGGTAAGAAAATCTTTGATAAGATTACTGCCGCAATGCAACCTGAGTTTGAGGACGAGGAAGCAATTGATCCGTTTGACTTCTGGCAGGGTGCTAACTTCAAACTGAAGGCAAAGAATGTTGCCGGTTATCGTAACTATGATTCTTCAGAGTTTGCCCGTCAGGACGTACTTCTGGAAGATGATGAAGCAATGGAAGCAATCTGGAAAAAAGAGTATTCTCTTGAAGAATTTGTTGCTCCTGATCAATTCAAATCTTATGATGATTTGAAAAAACGTCTTGATTATGTTCTTGGACTCAAAGGAACGACTAAGTTCCAAGACCAAGAGAATGTTCAGGAAGAAGAAGAGTTTCGTCAACAAAATCGTAGTGAATCTGTATCAGATGTTCCACAATCAATTAAAGAAGAATTGAATAATTTTTCTTCTACTAAAAATGATGAGGATGATGATACACTCTCATACTTTGCCGCACTCGCAGCAGACTAAGTGAGATGGGGAGGGAAACCTCCCCTTTTTTATGAATTAGTTGATCTAGTATTTTCTGTTCTAATTAAGTTTTCGTTAATATATTCTGATGAACGACCATAAATCATAATTTCTCTCATATCATTCAAGAACTGCTGTAAATATGATGGTTTCAGTAAGTAAATAGAAGATTTTTTATCATTCTCTCTTACTTCATATTCATAGTTGTTAATATTGATTACAGGATTCAAAGTAATTGCAGTATTTGAAGGATCTGGAATTGTAAAATCCTCATCTACAACCTTACCTGCAGGAAGAATCAACCTATTTAAAGAATCTTTAACTTCTGTTGTTTCATAATGATGCACGGAAGATAATCCAGTAACACCATACTTATTTTCTGCATACTTATAAAGATCACGATTTGATAAAGGCCATTGATCTCTGACTCTTGTAATATTTGCCGTCATTAAGACAACCCAATCAAGTTCTGCACTTCCATAAAGTTCTTCTGCAATCGTATCAGGTCTCGCACCATCTACAATTTCATACTTATTAAAGAGGGTGAATACATTTTGTAAGTCATCACGTAACTTATTTCTTCTGAATAAATTCTTAACTCTCAAATAATTTTGAGAAGAATTGCTATCAGACAAAAATGACTGATATTCTACTTCTGGTAGTTCTCTGAAATATCCCATTTTAGTATCCTACTCCTGATAAATCATTATCATAATCAACATCATAAATTGGTTCAATTTCTTTGAAACCTAAATCCATCACCATAGAAACTGGTGTTCCATCACTATATGTCGCATAAGTTCCATCTGCCGTGTAGTTAACATTAATACTTTCCATAAAACATTGTTTAAATTTATTTAAAAACTGATGTTCCTCTACTCCCTGTCGATATCTTAATTCAAAAACATCTGGTGTTTTAAGAAATGTTGTGTTTGCAGTATCTCCTGCAGATGATACTTTAGGTGCCATATGTGTTTTAAAGCATCTTATAATTTTTCTAATCTCATCTGCTTCTGCTTGATTTCTTGGAGTCATTTTGAATGAAAATTTAAAAGATCTCAAAGATGGTCCATTAAAGAGAAGTTCCATATTTGGATTTAAGATTTCGCCCGATGTTCTTGCCAAAATTTGATCTGGAGTAATATTTACAGCTGCAATTCCAGCAGCCTGAGATGCTAAACTTCTAGTTACAAATCCTCCAGCTCCTACAATTCCACCTGAAGTCCTAACAATTTCTTTACCTGCTCCTCCTATGGCAGCTGTTAAATCTGCTGCAAAATCTCCACCATTACCAAGAGATTTTCCACTTTCCATAACGCCTTTAATACCTCCAACTAATGCAGCTCCAATACTATTCAAACTGGAGTCACCATATTTTGTACTATTACTATCGCTAATATTTGATGGAATTGGAAGTAGTATGGTTTTTAGTTTATTCTTTCCTTGATTTCTTCTATCACCTGGATCGCTTACGAAAGAACCTGATTTTCCTATTGCCGCATACTTAACAACATCTATTTGCAGATAGTCAGTCTGCTCTGATAGCATAGTATATGGATAACGATGAACTTCTATTTTCGACATTTATTTCTTTTTAGTTATTTAGAACGGATTTTGCTCAAAATCACCATAAGATAATCTTTGCATATCTTCTCTTTCTTCAGGATAGACCTCATAAACGGGACTAATGATCTGATCCCAAGAATATTGTCTTCTATCTTCCCAATGTAGATTGACACCAACAAATCCCCAATTGAATACTTTTTCTACTCCTACTAATGGATATGGATCAAAAATTATTCCAGGAGTCTTGGCATTATATACAAAAGTATAGATACTACCATTGACAACACTTCTACTACTGCTAGGGGTTAATGTTGCTTGTATTCTTTCCATTATATCTTTTTTATTATCCAATCCAGTGAATGAATCCACAAGTTCTCGAACACGATTACTATTATCATCCGTTGGATTTTTTCTTTGTTGGAGTGTCTTTCTTGGCATTACTTAATACCGAGTTCGTTTTCTGTAAGGACCTTAAACTCATAACCACGATCTAAACACCATTCTTTGGCGGCATTCCATTTTGCCTGATTTTTAGCATACTCAACGACTTCATAGATATAACCTTTCGTCTTTCTTTGTTTGACTTTAGGTTCGATACACTGTTTAAATGGTTTGATTTCAATAATCATCTTTTTGATCATACTATTTGATTCTTTGACTTTAATATAAAAGTCTGGAAAGTATCTGTGATATCTGTTATCAATGGGTGAACGATAGGGAACAATAACTTCTTCACTTCCCCATTCTAAAATATTCTGGTTATTATCACAATAAACCATAAATTTTCTTTCCCATAAGGAACGATACACAATGTTATTGGGATTACCCTTATACTTTTTAGGATAAGATGGTTTATATTTTCCCTTATATGACATCTAAATAACTAATAATAAAAGACCATATAAGGTATTTAGAGTGGTAATACAAAGATTTAGTAGAAATTCTAAAGGTAATAATGGTGTTGTAGATCCATTACAACTATTTGGTAATTTATCACAAACTAGTTATTATCAAGTAGATTTTTCATCACTCACTACTTTTCCTAAAAGTAAGAGTGATGGAATAACTTTATTGGAGTTTTTGGAAGATCGTGGAATAGATAAAGATTTTATTTCTAGAAGTTCTGGTCTTCTTTGTTCTGAAGCATCACTACCCGCAACAAGTCTTGCCACTGGTGAAGTTAAAGATAACTTTATGGGAATATCACAAGAATTTGCACATACGAGATTATACACTGACTTTGATTTTACTTTTTATATTGATAGTGATTATAAGAATTTAAAGTTTTTTGAATCGTGGATTGATTATATTAGTGGTGGGAGTCCGGCTGTTCCCACACAATCAAATTATTATCGTAGGATGAGATATCCAGATTCATATAAATGTCAGACCATAACAATCACCAAGTTTGAAAAAAACTTAAATTCTGGAAATATTTTGAAATATTCTTTCATTAATGCTTTTCCAAAAACAATCAGTGCAGTTCCTGTTTCATACGGAAATTCTGATATACTAAGAGTAAACGTAAGTTTCAATTATGATCGATATGTAGTGAACGCAACATCTGGATTCACGAAACCAGTGAATCAGGACGAATTTAAAGATCCTGTACAACAATCCGCAGAATTGCAGCAGAGATTTGATGCTAGAGAACAGTCTTTGGCACCAACTCCAACTCCAATAAGAACGACAGCAACAACAACAACACAAGCACCACCTTCGACAACTACAAAACAAAAATCTACACCACCAAAGACTACCACCACCACATATAAGTATGATACTACAAAACCCGTTCCAGACAATATGTATGGATTAAAACCTGGAGAAGAAGTATCTTTTCAATCTAGAACGGGACAAGTATTTTTTGCCAGAAATACTAATGGTAATATGCAAATTCTACAAAAAGGATTCAATGCCTTTGGTCTTGATTATAGAGAAGTAATAGTGGACCAGATGAGATTTAAAGACTCCAAGGGCAATCTTGCTCCTAATCACTGGCTTTTTGAAGATCTTTATAGGGGTGTCGTAAACTTCCATAAGATGAATAATAAATAATTTTGACTCTCTAAATAAAAATAACTGACTTGTATTACACATACTATGCCTTTACCTAAAATTAGTACACCAACATATGAATTGACGTTGCCTTCGACTGGAAAGAAGATTAAATATAGACCTTTTCTTGTACGAGAAGAAAAGATTCTAATTATGGCAATGGAATCTGAGAATATGAAAGACATTACCAATTCTATTGTTCAGATTCTTTCAGATTGTATTCTTACTGAAAATGTAAAAGTAGAGTCTCTTGCAACTTTTGATATTGAGTATTTGTTTCTAAATGTAAGAGCAAGATCTGTTGGAGAAGCTGTTGATGTAAATATTGTTTGTCCTGATGATGGAGAGACTCAAGTTGAAGTATCAATTGATATTGACTCAATTAGAATACAAAAAACTAGAGGACATAAAAATGTTATCAAATTAGATGATAATCTCTCTATGAAACTTCGTTATCCTGCATTGGAACAATTTGTTGAGAATAATTTTGAAACTGCAGATGCTGGGAGTGGGGTTGGAGAATCCCTTGCTATGATCACATCATGCATTGATATAATCTATAATGAAGAAGAAAGTTGGGAAGCATCTGATTATTCGAAAGATGAACTTGACGAATTTGTTGAGCAAATGAATACGAAACAATTCAAGCAAATTGAAAAGTTTTTTACCACGATGCCAAAACTTTCTCATACGATCAAAGTCAGAAATCCAAATACAAAAGTGGAATCTGAGGTAATCCTTGAAGGGTTAGCTAGTTTTTTCAGTTAGGTATGACTCACACTAATCTTGAGTCATACTATAAGATTAATTTTGCCTTGATGCAACATCATAAATATTCATTAACAGAAATAGAAAATATGATTCCGTGGGAAAGGGAAGTTTATATTTCACTCCTACAACAATACATTGAGGAAGAAAATCTAAAGGCACAACAAAGTGGTTGATACCGACGTAGCAAATCCTAAATTAAATATTTCCAATATCAAAAGTCCGCTCTCTGGTGGTGGGACTGAATTGGGTAAAGTTGGTCAGGGAGGAACTTCTAAAATTGGAACTCTTGCAAAGATCGTAAAAAAGAATAGAATAAAAATAAATTCTATTGAAAAATCTCAAGAAGTTCAAGACGAAAAAATAACAAGAATAAAGGATATAATAAAAACCAAACAACAAAATGTAGGTAAGAAATTGCCTGGAAGTAGTGATAATATAGAAAAATCACTGGCAGAAACAAATAAAATTCTCGTTCAAATTCAAAAAGAACTTATGAAAAGTTCTTCATTAATGTCGGGAGAAGGACAATCATCTAAAGATAGAAAAAAAAGAGAAAAATCTAAAGCAAAACTCAATAAAGAAGAGAGTCAATTAGAACAGTCATCTAGAAGAATACAAAAATCTGTAAGTGAAAAGTCAAATGAAGCTTTAGCACCGGTCAAGGGAATCTTTGAACGTATAATGGATTTTGTGAAAACTATTGCTTTAGGTATTGCCGTAAATGCAATATTTGAGTGGTTGAAGGATCCAGAAAATATGGAAAAAGTAAAGGGATGGTTTAGTTGGATTAGAGAAAATTGGGGTTGGGCAGTTGCAGCAGTCGGAGCTATTGCAATAT